TGTGTTCAGTACGTTTGATATAGGCAGACTGCCTGTTCCGACCGCCTCTGGGCTAATTGTCATTTGCCCCTGTGTCGGATTCGTCAGCGCAATACCTGCATTGCCCACAGTAGTCAGCGTCAACAGCACCGAACCAGACGCACTCTTAACCTGCATCGTTGCCGTTGCGTCGGTTAGATTGATAGGTGCGCCCGCACTGTCCTTCACCGTGACGGTGAATGCTGTTGTGCGGCTGCGATACCATTCTAACGCAACGTATGGCGGCCTTAGCGATAATAATTGTGCGTCTGTCGTTGCCATTGTGTTTATTTCTTACGCCTTTCAATTGCCTGCATCGGTGCGGCTGCTGTTTCCCTTTCGCGTACCTCCTCAGCCAACGCGCCTTTAATCAGGCTAACGGCCAATTTAGCACCCAGAACAACCACCTGATTTTTAGCCAGGCTGATTTGTTCGCCGGTATCAGGATCACCAGCCGCACACGATTGCAAAATGCGTACCTTCATTAGGATGCGGCAGTTATCAGGTGTTTGATGGCGGCAGTGTTGATGCACTCACCGTCAAAACGCATCCATGCCTGGAATCCGACCAGGCCGTTTTCAGAATACAGTTCATCTCGGCGTGCAAAAATCATATCCTGCACGATACGAACGATGTATTTGCTGAAATCACCGGCCAGAATCAGTTTAGAACTGGCGTTAATGCTGCTATCCATGTCCTGATTAATCCAGTACTGTGTGCCGTCAATGCGGTCAGGCTGACCGGCAACATAGGAAGGCATCCACAGCGGTCTGTTCTCACTGTCAACCAGTTTTTTGATGGCCAACAGCACAGCATCATTCATCATAAATCCGAATGATGGACTGTTGCGGTATGCCGGATCAATGGCGTGTTTCAGATCAAGGATTTCCAGGTAGGTGAACGCAGTGGCAGATGCGGCTGTTTTACCCAGCGTTGATGCGGTAACAACACCGTTAGGATTGCCTGAACCGTTGCCGGTCGTGCAGTCCTCGTTCAGTTTGCGGCCGAATCGCGGTGCAAACACCGTGCGCAGTTCCTGTTCGATGTTGTAGGTGTTGTCCTGCAACAGTTCCCATGACACCTTGGCGATGGTGCCGTATTTGTAGGCATCCAGTTGCTTTTGTCCGAACGTCAGATCCTGCACCGTGAACGCTCCAGCCTCGGCAATTTTCACCGCTTTAGTGGTGGTGTCATCCTCGGTGGGCCAGTACAGGGTACTGCCGGTAGCACTACGCAGAACGCGACAGGCCTGAAGGATGCCGGAATAATCCAGCATAGCACGTTCAATTTCAGGCTGCCATAGGTCAGGCACCAGATAGCCACCGAGGGAATCAGTGCCAACCACCTGATTGGACGTTCCGCGTTTTTCTGCCAGTAGTGACCGCTCTTCCTGTGACAGATTCGCGTTGCCCTTGCGCAGGAAATTTAGGTATGCGCTGCGGTAGTCGGCTGCCTTGTCGCGGTCTTGCTTCGGCGCTGCCTTGTCAACAGATTCGAAGTGCTTGCCGGCCATGCGGGCCTCCATGCGCTCCGCTGATTCGTGCGCCTCGATGGTCTTTGTCAGTTGCGCCTCATCCTTTTCGATTTTGGCGAACTTTTCAGATTCCTCGGTGGACATCGCCCTGCCTTCAGCGGCAGCAGCTTTAGGAAGGGCAACCATCTGTTCAATCAGTCGCGCCCTTTGGTCGTACAGACCCTGGATACCAGTTGTCATGTCGTTTTTATTGTTTTTGTTTGTGGATAGCCTCAAGCCTCGAAAGTGCGCGACCCAGGCAGTTTAGTGTTTCAATGTGTTCACTGCGCTGCTGTTCATCCTGTGCAGCATCAGGCAACGTGCCGGTCAATGCCACAGGAACGGCAGCCGCCAGTTCGGTGATGAATGCGGTCAGTTCAGCAGCCTTTGTTTTAGCCTTTGCCGATAGTTCATCAGCAACAGGTTTCAGGTCAGCATTCACCGATGCAATCATGGTCATCATGTCTGCCTTTTCATTCAGACAATCAACATACTCGGTGGTATCATTCAGCAGTTCAGTGATTGATTCAATCAACTGCGTTTGTGGCGTTCCCTCAGATTCGTATTCGCCACCGTTGCGTTTGTATGAACGTGTGGCAACAGATGTGTCAGGATTCGCCGGATAGGTGACAGGTGATGCGTCATATACAGTGTCAACTGATGTAATTGTGCGAATGTCGCCCACACCTTCACGGTATTCCCATTTATCACCCTTCTCGCGAATCGAAAATGCCCATGATGACTGTGTGATGTCACCACGTTTCAGGGATTCAATCAGATTCTGTCCAAATGGACTATTCGGAATGCTGGCACGATAATACATGCCAGTGTCGTCCATGCCCACAGTGGCCGTGCCTGATGCTGTTCTGGCAATGACCATGTTAGGATCGTGATTAAACAGGATGCGCACATCAGACATATCTGCATCAGATAATGCACCGCGTGCAATGCGCTCTGTGAACCAGCCAACACGATATTCAGTATCCCATTTCAGCGCATAACCGAATAGTTCAGGCTGTCCGTCCTGTGTCATGCGAACCTCAACACCCTGAACGCATGGCCGCGCCTCGCGTGTTTCCACGCCCGATTTATGATGCCTGACTTGCTTCTGCATTGTCGTTCAAATTGTCGGCCTGAATACTGTCAGGCGCTTCGTTATTTAGTGTGGGGTTGTAGATGGTATCCCCGTTTTCAATCGGATTCATTTTTTCAAGTGACCTGACCTCATTAGGTGTCATCCATCCTGGATTGGATACACTGCCTAATGCACGGGTGAAATATTCGGCCCGTGATTTAGTGTCACCGCGCAGCAGTGCATCTACGTTGAACCTGAAAAACATACGTGATTTTTCGCTATCAAACAGCAATTTGCGGTTCAGTTCCTGTTCCCAATTTTTAAGCCAGGGCCGCAGGGTGTCACGCACGAACTCCAGTGACTGATGTTCGATGTTGTTGTTTGTACTGCGTTCCAGGTCGCCTACCATGTGCGGAGGGATGCGGTAAATCCGGCAAACATCGTGCAGGGATAGTTTTGCTGTTTCTAAAAACATAGCATCGGCCGGTTTCAGTGACAGCGGTATAAATTCCATACCGTTTTCAAGTACTGGCGTTTTACCTGCATTGTCACGGCCTGTATAGCGCGACTGCCATGTATCACGCAGGTTCTGAACCTGATCCGGCGCCAGTTTACCGGGGTGTTTTAAATAGCCTGAAATCAGTGTGCCGTTTTTCCACAGGCTGCCCTGCGTTTGTGTGGTAGCAATACCCAGACCTATGTTTTCACGGAAAACCGTGATAGGTGATTTGCCCTCCAGGCCATTTGCTGACAATCCTTTTACATGTATGATGTCACGCGGCCGCAGCGGTTCTGTGCGTTCAGTGTAGCCACCGGCAGACGTTTGCACATCAAAGATGCGATACCACAGCATGCCGGTTGAATCCAGTTCAGGTCTGACCCAATTAGGATTTTCGATGATGCGCAGTTCTTTAGGCCGCATGTTGCCGTCACGTTTTATTTCAGCATAGAAATTACCGTGCAGGGCCAAATGCAGCATCGCTGTTGACCGGAAATCAAATGACGTGTATAATTCAGATGGTTCACTACCAATCAGTCGCGTGCGTGTATCATTGCGCAGTTCGCGTGTTACGTCTGATTCAGTAATGTACAGGGATACCGGCAGCGATGCAACAGATTCGGCCAGTATTTTTGCGCACGCGTAAACACCTGCATGCGTCAGTGCAGTATCTGCGTTCACGTTTACCCCTGATCGCGTTGGTTTACCGCCAAACCAGGTGTACATCCATTCTGCCGGATGTGTCAGGGATGAACGCTGTTCACCTGTCTGTTTTTGCGAAAACACGCGCAATATGTTATCAACGATTCCCATTGCCGTACAAAATTACGCGCAATTAGTGCGCCCTTTGCGCAATTAGGTATAAAACTAACGGCCAACATTACTGCTGGCCGTTACATGATAGAATCATCATCAGTACACACATTCAAACTGATGCAAAGATACACAGTGAATAGTGTTAAACAGCATCATATTTTAATCAGTTTCAGGTATCGCGATTTGTACGAATGAAACGCACCGAACCCTGTAAACAGTCGTTTGCCGTACAGATTTGCATAAAACTGTTCGGTTCGTTCATACGTTTGCGCATAGGTATCTGTTGTTTCGTGCAGGTCATAATACAGGCGCATGAACACCCTGAAATCATCTAATTTTTTGTGCGTTCGTGCCATTGTTTAGTATTTAGATGTAGAACACATCAGCCTGCGAATAAACGTCTGAGACCGGATTTTTAAGGTATTCACCCAGGGCAATGATAGTAGAAACAATGCCGTCAATCTTTGCGCCACGCGTTTCTTTCATTTTTCTGATTTTCAGATTTTCGTTTGCATCGTAATAGGGCACGCAGTTTTGCAGCATCCATCTCAGTACCGGATTCCCGCCGTGATTCAGCATCCGGTTCCTGACAATCCGTTCAAATTCCTTCGACGGTGGCGACATATTCATAATACCCTGACTGAATTTGTCCATTGGCAGGCCGTCAGCCTCCAGTTTAGCTATCGTCTGCCATGCGTTGTGTGGATCATAGCCTATTGCCCGAATATCGTACAGGGTGCGCAAACGTGCCACCTCAGCGGCCAAATAATCATAATCCGTCACGTTGCCAGGTGTAACATTCACCAGACCCTGTTGTTGCCAGCGCAGGATGTCCGGCAAATCGCGTGAACGCATTTTTAGTACCTCTTCAGGTATCCAAAAATATGGCAGTGCGATGTACGGTTCATTTGCTTCCTGCGGTGGGAATAGCAGTGTCATGGCCGTAAAATCGGACACAGACGCAAAATCTATACCTGCATAGCATTCACGGCCCGCCAGTGCATTTAGGTCAATATCTGTCGGGCATGCCTGCCAAAGTTCATCAGGTATCCACACCTCAGACACACCCACTGGCATGTTCAGGTTCTTTGTCTTAAATTCTACTTCTGACCTGCCGCCTTCATTTACCGCTTTCGTGTACTCTGATTCCATAAATTCCCAGGTCGGTGTGATACCTATCTGCGGATTTGCCTTTACCCATGTAGTGCGGTCGTTCCAATCGTCACCGTCATCCAGTGTGTAGATAATCCCGAAAAATGTCTCATCTGTTTTTAGGCCGCGCAGGATGTCAATGCAGTTCTGGCGAAGGTGGAACCAGGGAGATTCAAAATTGAATCCGGCAGTGGTGATGATGTAGGTCAACGGCTGCGAACGTGCGCCCATGCCTGTTTCAATAACCTTTAGTACCTCGTTCGACGGGTGCGCATGAAACTCATCTATAACTGCCACGTGTGGCGACAGGCCATCCAGTGTGCCAGCCTCGGCAGACAGTGCCTCCATATATGAATCAGTCGGATTCCAAATGACGCGATGCTGCATCACCTTCAGCCCATCGGCCATTGTATCACTGTCTGTGCGCAATGACCGGCCCATCATTTTGGCGGCATTGTACACAATTTTTGCCTGATGGCGTGTTGTAGCTGCGCTGTAAATCTGCGCTGTCTGTTCGTCATCAATAATCATACCGCCCAACATGATGGCGGCCGCCTCTTCTGTTTTGCCCTGTTTTCTGGCTACCTCTACAAATGCCCTTCTGAACCTGCGGCCCTTTCCGTCAGTGCGTTGCCACCCAAACAGACAGGCCCACCTGAACGCCTGAAAATCCTGCACGTTGAAATTTTGGCCCTTCCATTCGCCTGATGTGTGGCGAAGGATGGATATAAAACTAATCCACCGGTCAGCCTCCTGTTCATCAAAGTAAAACGGAAATTCAGGCCTGCGCTGGCGTTTCAGGTCATTCAGTTGCCGGTCAACAGCCATGCGTACATAATCGCATACAGGCACGATACCGGATTGCACTTTTTTTATATACCCCTGGTATAGCTCCAGCATCAGACCGCTTTTTTATTCTTTGACAGGATGGCCAGTATCGGATCCACCTTTTTAGTGTCCTTCGGTTTCACGTGTATTGACTGCCTGGCCCTCGGTGTAAACCCGAACTGTTCACGCAGTGGTTTTATCATGTTTTCCAAATCACGATACACCCTAAACGCAGCAGATGCCTTTTCGCCATCATGAATGCCAGTGAGCTGCATTTCAATAAACATAGCACGTTGCAGGATAACAGACTGCACATAGGTTGCAATGCTGTCTGCGTCCTGCTCAGCCAGTATATCAAACGACTTTAGGTGATTCACCACCTCATTCCATTTAGCCGCCTGTTCAGGTGTAAAATGTTCCGGTGGTTGCAGGTCCTCGGTGGTTGAAATGACCGGTGCGTCTGCGTGCCTACTCTTACGGTATGTTCCGTTTTCTTTATGCAGGTCTGCCTTTTTTTTATTGTGTCCTCCTTTCATAGTTCCTTGTTTTGGTCTGCTGCACGTCACGTGTGCGCGGT